GGGTTTGACCAGTGCTGACCTGGTAATCCAGAAAGTGACCAGCACTGAGGCCAAGTACAATTGGTGTATGCAGATGCTGATGGGTGATAGCGCTGACAATATTGCCGGCATTCCAGGGATGGGAGAAAAGAAGGCGGCAGAACTGCTCAAGTCTGTGGACGAAATCATGTGGGGCACCACGGTGAAAAGGGCTTACGAAAAGCACTTCGGCCCGTACTATGGCCCCATTATCTATGCCGAGACAGAAGCAACCGTTACTATGATGACTCCTGAGCACCCGCTTTGGGAGAAGTATGGTATCGCTGACCTGTCTGTTTACAGGAATGGATTTCAAGACACAGAAGAATTAAAAGAATGCACGAATTTGTTAGAGTACTGAACGAGCAAAACCTGACGACTTGGTATGTCCTGCCCCTCGTGGGCATGAATATCAAGGATTTTGGTTCCAGCAACCTGCTTAACACTTACTTATTTCCTGATGGCAGCCACATTGTAGCACATATCAAATCCTTGTTTGATTGTAACACACAAGTGACTGGATGCAACGCATACGCTGGCCATGCCAAGCCTAAAGAAGGAGTCTATTTAGTCTACCGGTTAGACAACAGGTGGCTGCTTGACATCCAAAGGTTTATGAAGGGGCAGTACAGCATGATGAGCAAGGAAGCCAAGGAGCTGATTACAGATGGTAGCACGCTTCAATACAGGCACAGGGATAAGAGGACGGACACGGATATAACAGACGCGCGGCTTCTGGCACTCGAAAAGAGCACAGTTCTGCGCCGCAAGTGGGCAGAGGTGCTAAAGATACCAGAACACGAGCTTCCTGAAGAACTCATGGAAGCACCAAGACAGGATTGGTTTATCACATTGGACTTTAAACCGGGCAAGATATAGCCCGGACTACAGTTTATAAAGAAGGGCTGCGAAGTACTATATGTACTGCAGCCCTCACTTTTTTAAACCCATCGGCTAAAATGGGTAGATAATTTTCAACATACGCCTTTACCGCTTGTTGGCCAAATACTCTTTCACACTCCAGTATGGCGTGGCCATCTTCTGGTCTGGCTGCAGTACAACACAAGGGTAGACGGGGGCGGTGGTCAGGCTGAAGAAACGCTTGGCGTAACCGGAGTTAGTTTGGATGGAGCCTGTGACAATGGCCACATACTCTTTCTGCCTTTCCCAGAACTTGGAGATGCCTGGCTCATGGAAGTCTCCCTGTGCGGCTATGTCACCTTCAGGGAATTCCATGCGTAAATATCTTTCCGGTGCGTGTGTCTTGTTGTACATAGACTTTCCCCGGAAGAAGTGGGTGATGGCCCACTTGTATGTAATGTCATTGACGATTGTGTCGAGGTGGCAGATGCCGTTTGCGTAGATTGTATGTCTACCGAATATGGCTGCATAAGTGGAGTAGCCGGCCTGGGCTTCTTCCCTCATGACTGAATGGTTATCCCATGTGGAGGCTATCACCTTGTATTGGATGTCTTGCAACCAGCTTTCAAGGAAGTAGTACTGTAGCTTAGGTGGTATGATGTTGTCAGAGACTTCGAGCACGCCCCGTAGCTTAATAGCCATCTGCAAGATGTCTCCTAACAGCAACACATACAAGTCTGGTGTGTTGATAATCTCATCCGTCACACGCATGAACAGGTCATAGTCTGTAGCCCAACTGCCGAGCTGTAAGTCAGCCACTGTGGCCACCACAATAGGCTTGTCTGTCTTGATACGCCATGCAGCCTTTTCTTGGTTAAAGGAAGCCTGCTTGCTTATTTTCTGCAACCCTTGTATGAATGGGATGATGTCTTTGTAACTGAAGGATGTCAGCTTCTTATCCGTACTGATAGCATCCGTGCCATACTGATTTTCATCCCGTTGAGCCGTTGATTTTACCTTACTCCGATTGAGATGTCGGTAGAGATGCATCTGGAATGCATACGAGTCAGTATCTATCCCATGTTCTTTACTCAGCCTACGGACAATTTCAGAGACAGTGAGGCCGGAGTCGTACATAATTTGAGCTGCGGGTAGATGGGCTTGGTGCTGTGTGTTAATAGGCATAGGAGGATTGGATTTAAACAGGAACAGCGCCGTGAAGCGCTGTCTGTGAGGTTAGTGTTCCCACTTGTTCAGTGGGCAGGTTTCTGTAGGGGTAGCTGTTTTGGCTGCCAAAGGGCAACCGCACTGGCCGCAAAAGTATGTTGAGCTTTCTTTGTTGATGGCGAGGATAACCCATTTGCCAAAAGGGCTAAGTTGCCGTTTGTGCGGGCAACTGTCACAGGTAGATAGGCGGCTCTTCATCAGAGTCTTTGTAGCCTCTGAGCTTTCTATAAACTTGGCCCAGGCTTTAGCTATGCTGACTAAACCTTTCGTTTGCATAAAGCTACGATTGCAGACACACCGGTGCCGAGTATGCCCGAGTAAGATGGCCAGAATTTGTACGCCAAATAGGCTATGTTAATAGTTATCAGCCACCATACCCATTTCGGGATGTGATTAGTGGTGATATGTACAGTAGTCTTAATAGTGGTAGATTGGTCGTGTATCTTCTCCAGCGTCTGAAGCTTCACTGTCAACTTAGCTATTACAGCCTGTAAGCTATCTGTAGCACATACTACTGTGGCCTTACCGTCGTGAACTATGACTTTCTGAAACAAGTACTTAGTGTTTTCAGAAAAGACAGTGTCATGCAAGCTTGTAGGCAGAGACACTACTGTACTGTCAGAAGGAATGTACACGGGTACCAGCCTTGTTACATCCGTGTCATGATAGACAAGAGTGTCATGGACGGTAGTAGACGTGTCGCTGTGAGGTGGAAACCTCTCAGCGCATATCCGGGCATAATTACAGGAGCTTAGGCTGAAGAACAACAGACTCGCTGTCAGGAGTAGTGCTACTGGTAGATGTTTCATTATCGGGTGTTTTACGGATGGAGCGTTTAGTGAATTTCTCAGAGGTAATCATACCCCCGTACAAAAGCAGGCCATAGAACACATCATCCCAAGTGTCGGCCTTGAAGTGTGCTATGGTAAATGTGTCAGTGATGGCCATGGTGCCCAGGATAAGCAACAATGCGTAAGCAATTACACGCTTGGAAGACGTTTGTCCGTCTACATCGGAGAGTGATGCACGTAGGAAGTTGAACATAGTAGGGGTATTAGACCTCTAAGCTACACGGGCTGTGGATAACTTGAGCTTGAGCCTATGGAGCATGGTTCCTACATTCGTTAACGAAATCGTTAACGGCAAGTGAAATTGACAGGTATGTAAGGGTATGTTTTCGAGATAGTGGGTTGCAATTTGGTGGGTTACGGCCCCTTGTTGTACATTCGCACCCCACAAGCGGAAGTAGCTCAGTTGGTAGAGCATTAGTTTCCCAAACTAAAGGCACACCTCTGATAACCAGTGGATTAGATAACAACCGTTAACGTAATCGTTAATTCCAGTGCGAAACTACCTTCCAAATGGGGACTCATTCACTACTATCCTTGTCCACCCTTCAAACTGGCAGTCAGCAAATGCCCCAATGACACCATGGTATATCCACTACCGTTTTCATGCGGAAGGAGATGCTACGGGTAAACTCGTAATCGTCAAAGGCATGAATAAGTACAAGAGTCGTGAGGAAAGACAGCAGGTAACCGTGAGGCTCCTGAAAGACGTAGAAGCTGGCCTTAGAACCAGGGCCAGACGAGTTGACAGGCTGTTAAGTGAAGCATTGGATATGGCTTGGAAGAAAGTAACTGTGACACATGGCACCCGGGCGGGGTTAAAGCATGTGGTAGGACGCGTCAAGCAGTCGATAGCTAACCAGCGGTTGGACATGCCGGTGCATTTGGTTACACGTAAGCATGTCAAGCAGATGTTGGATGGGTGTGCCGGCCTCTCAGTAAAATTTTCCGACCGGGCCTATAACCAGTACAGGACGTACCTGTCCATCCTGTTCCGCTACCTACTTGAGATGGAAATGATACCATCTAATCCTGTACACAGTGTAGAGCCTAAGAAAACTATCCACCGTATGCGTGAAGTGATGACCCTGGCTGAATGGAAAGAGATAGCGTCGAGGTTGAAGCAGAACAACTACGTCTTCTACCGTTTCCTGCATATCTTCTTCTGTTCGGGTGCACGCATCACAGAGCTGTTGGCTGTAAGAAAGGAGCATGTTCAGCTTGAAGAGCAGCTCTTTACTGTCACTATACGCAAGGGAAGTTACCGGCGTGAAGTGCACAAAGTGATAGCTGGTGATGTGCTTGGGCTGTGGAAGGAGTTGATGGATATGCAGGGGGATTATCTTTTCTCAGAAGGGCTGGTGCCGGGGAAACGGCCTATTCGCTACGAGCAAATAGTCAGGCGTTGGCATACCCATGTGAAGGAGAAGATGGGAGTGAGGCAGGATTGTTATAGCCTCAAACATTTGTACACAGACCTCATCAGCGAGAGTCTCGGGATTGAGATGGCTGCTGCATCAGCTGGTCATACATCCACAGCCATTACCAGCAGATACTACGCCACTGGGCATGAAAAAAGGCTCCAGGATAGCCTGAAAGCCTTTTCGGTGGGTTCATAGGGGGTATTACTTGATTCTCCTGCGTTCCCGGTCTAGCGGGTATTGCTCAAGGAATGATGTTATCCTTTGTTCGTGACCTGCTAATGTGCCTTCGTCCTCAGTTTGCTTGGTTTCCAGAACAGCAACGCGAGACTGTAAGCTGTAAAGGGTTGTAAGCGCCGAGTCGAGTTTGGCATCCATTGTGTTTAGCTTGTTACCTGCCAACCAGCCAATGATAGCTAATAGGATAGGGGTTGCCCATCGGTACACTGCATGTGTAACTGTAGGCTGTGCGTCTTGTTGTTGAGGTTGTTCTCTTGTACGAGGATGGTTCTGTGACATGGTATGTGTGTTTAGAGTTTACGGAAAATAAGCTGCAGCCTTTTTATACAGCCCAACAATGTCTGCTACTTCTGCAGCAGGAGGGTCACTATGGTCGCCTTCCACCCACTCATCCCAGTATGCCTTGGCAAACTCTTCCACATCATCTACGTCCATATTGCTATACGGGTGTGCGTGGCCACCTATGAAGAGGCCCCGGCTTTGCACCCGGTTTATCAAGAATTCTATACCCAGTTGCCAGCTATTGAATACAAGAAACCTCCGAGGGTTGCTAGTCATGTTCTCACATTTGATGGTAGTAGCATATACAGTGTCATCAAATTGGCTGGGCCAACGGGCAACATCTGCCTGGGCACCTACGTAATTCCCGTTGATGCCACTCTTACCGTGCGCACTTTCATTTGCCCACAGTATGTAGGCGCTGCGCTTTACCTCTGGAGTTTCTTGGACACTATTTAAGTAATCTATCACAGCTTGCTCAGGTACAGAAGTATGGACATAAGGAATAGCAGGCAGTTCAGGATAGGCATTGGCTACAAGCAAATCAAGTGTCTTTGGCCCAATATAGCCTACTGGCTCTAACCCATGACTTTTTTGTAGACTGGTGATAGCCGCAGTAAACTCTGGGGTAAGGCTGTTATCAATTGGAAAGTGAGCTATTCCTAAAGCTGCTAACCTTTGCTTGAAAAATTCATAGTTTGTGTACATAGTCTGAGATTAAACAAGTGTGAGACTGTACCGATTAGCGATGTAAGTATAAGGGTAGTCGTTATTGCCGTTCCAGTTCTGGTAATCACTCCCATCCATAGTACAATGCTCGGCTTCTAATACCGGATTGCCAGCGGTATCAAACAGTTGGAACACGAGTTGGCAATTAGTGGCCAAATCATCTCTTTCGATTACGACTGCAATCTGCGTTGCTGTTATATCAGTTCCAGTAAGCCCTCCTGTGTGAATTGTTTTTGGTTGGATAGATTTCATAGGTATAGTTTATGATTGTTGTAAAAATGTTGATACATTAAATGGTACAATGGTGCTTAAAAAGGTGTTTAAAGCGGTTATGTTTACTGCAACACCGCCCGTACCGCCAAAACTGGCCAATGTTGAACCTAAAATAGGCACATACATCGTTAAGGTCATTAACGGCGTAATACCATCGGCGGCAAATTGCGTTAACGTACCCTGCACCATTACATTGCTGTTTAAATCTTCTGGTTTTATATCTGCAAACCAAAATTCGTTTTGCGTGGGTTGAAAATTTACCCACCATGGATTTCCTGTTGCACCGCTTACAGCGTTGACGGTGTTGTTTGCTGTTGTGCTGCCCGATAATTTGAAATACATAAAATATTATTTTAGGTTATAGTTTACATAGCTGTTGTACGCCCTTTTTCGTTCCAGTTGGTGCCATCATACACAAAACCAACGGTAAACACTTTGCCGCTTACGGTGCCGGTGCTTAGTGTGCCAGTTGTTTTAAAATTGGTTCCAAACGTGATAGTATATGCCGTTGTGCCGCTTGTGGTTACCACCAATGTGGCTTCCTGCCCGGCAACACCGCCGCTTGCATTAAACGTTATTGCGCCTGTTGGGGTAACCGTCCATACACTAACATTGTTTAATGTAGCCGTTACGGTTCCTGTTGTTGCAGCAGCGACCACTTTAGTAATTGGCTGATAACCTGCCCACCCAGCCGTGCCTCCTATACTTGCAGCATAATAACTTGGGTTATCATTTGTAGTATTATATACTTGCAATCCTGTAGCAGGGCTGGTAATCGCATTTTGTTGGGTGGTAGTC